AAACATGTTTAATTTTATCATTATCATCCTTAATAGTATCTGCCATTAATACTATGGTAAATAAACCCTCTGGAGTAATTTTTTCATCAAGCATTTTACCAATAGTTTTCATTTTAATAAAACCATCTCTATCTTTATCAGAATGAGTCAGAATAATGACATTTAAATCATCTCTTAAAGTACTTGCTTTATGTAGAATATTAAAAGCATTTCCTCCAATATCATTAAATTTATCATATCCCTTTTCTTTAGTTCTAGCCATAAACTCAAAGCTCATTGTGTACTGAAACATTATGTTATCTTATAGGCTCTTTATCCTATAACTCTATATTTTTATATACCCAATTATAACCATAAGCTATATTTCTCCTACCTTTTAAAACTGCTACTATATTCTTTTTATAATCTAAATTTCCTAGAAATAAAGAAGCGTCTGTAGTAGATTTAAACTCTATCTCAGATTTATCTATAATAGATATTCCTATAATAGGTTTCTTTTTACCTTCTGCAGCTTTTCTTTTCCATTCTTCTGATTTTATAATAGCCTTATTTTTTCTAGATATTATATCTTTTGTCTTTTGAGTATGTTTATACTTATTTTTATTTTTATATCCTAACATTCCATCTCCACCATTAGTCATATTAGTAAGTTTAAAACCCCAAGTCTTAAATTGAGATATCCAATATTGTTCCCAAAATTTCCAATTATTTTCTTCAACTTCGTCTATAATTTCTATAATAGGTTTCAAATTTAGACTTCTTAAACTTTTTATCCAACAAGCTTTATAATATTTATGATTATATAAAGTGTAATGATTATTAAATCTAAATTTTAATAATTGTTTAGTTTTACCTACATATCTAACTTGATTTGTTCTAGGATCTGTTAATGTATATATTTTAATAAGCATTTTATATTATTTATATAGTTCAGACTATATCTTTATAGAATTTAAGAGGTTGGCCTCATTCTATATCCCGCACTCTTGGTATTTCATAATCCTTAGCTCCACCTATTAGGATTGTATATACTAGTCGTTGTTCCTTTTATATATTACTATATAACTTGGATAAAGGTTATCCTTATCAGGACTTTCCTAGATTCACGAGATTTAATGACAACTATTCAGTAATTTTATCGTCAGTTAATAGATTTTTAATTTCTGGTCTATTAGCATGAATAAAATTCATTGTTTTAATAATTTCATCAGGATTTGAAGTACATAGATAATTACCTTTAGGATTATCTTTACTAAAAGGAATATAATTTTTTTTAAATCCTCTAATAGGTAAATCTTTACCTGTTACATTAAGCCAAAATGTTTCTTTTGGGTCTAAAAATTCTCCAGAACTAGATTTACCAGCTCCAGACTCACCAAGAATTAAAATTGCATTACTCATTTTTATTTTGTTTATTTTATTCTGTTATTTTAGATATAGATTCTATATATTTATAATGTTTAGCTTCCATATCTTTAGATTTAGGTAATTCAAAATAACTACCTATTTCACCTATGAATCCCATTCCTACTCTCACATTATCTTCTCCTTCTCTATTTTTAAGAACACCTACACATCTAAATCTATCTCTAAGTTTATCTATATCATATCCCATAAACTTATTCATATCATTATTAGGATTCATATAAGAAAGAGGATTAAAAATACACATTACAGTATTAGCATCTTGTCCGGGTTGATTAGAATCTTTAATATCAGATAATGTATGAAATATTTCCCCATATTTTACTTTATTAATATCATCTATACTTCTATTTGCATGAGATACTAATACAGGAGAATAATTAAATTTATTTCTAAATATTCTTAAATATTCAGAACATTTGTCTATAGTAGACTTTACATTATAATTATCTGCTACTTTTTCTAAAGTCAAATTACCAGCAGTATCTACTATAATAATTACATATTTCTCAGGATTATTAGCTTTATAAACTTTTCTTCCTGATTCTTCTGTAGTAATTGTTCCATTTCTTAAAGCATATTCATTTACCTGTTTCCAGATACCTGTAGGATTTAAGGGATCATCATATATATGAACCATGTCAGACATTTCTTCAAAATAATTAGCTGTTTCAACTACTTTTTGATATATGTCATTGCTAATTCTATTTTTACCTTTAGATAATATATAATTAGTATCTACTAATAATTTATGATTAGTATCTTTATATATCTTCCAACAGCACCATTTTGCTATTTTACTTTGTCTAGACATTTCTAAACTATAATAAAGTATTTCTAATTTATCAAGTCTATTTTCTTTTTTTAAAAAATCATAAGGATTTAATACATAAGAACAATCAGTAAATGCAGACTTACCTGTCCCTTCACGTCCAAAGACTACATCATATCTACCTTTTTGAATACCACATATATAAGAATCTAATCTATTATATCCAGTAGGAAGTCCTTGATTTTTTCCTTGTTTACCTGCATCTATTGAATCTATTAAGTCTACATATAAATTACTCATATTTCTTTAAATAAACCTTGTTCTTTAGATTCTTCTTTAGTATCAGTAACTTGAGCACAGTAATCAGCTAATACAGATTCACCTAATTTTTCTATAAAATAATAAGCAGTTCTCATATATTGCCAACTATTAGTTTTACAAACTTTAATATAATTATCTGTGGCTTTAAGAATTACTTCATAAGGATATTTATAAGTTTTTATAAAAGTAATCATTTTAGTCTTACACTTTGGAAGACAACCTTTTACTAAAAGATTTCCTGTATATACTTTATCAGGAAACTTATTATAATATTCCATTATAAACTCTTCAAAAGGTGATTCTTTTATACCAGCTTCTTTATTTTGTAATAAATTTACTCCTTTATTGGTTAAAGCTAATTCAGAAAATTTAAAAGTATAATTAGTAATACTATTATTAGAAATATAATCCTTTTTATACAATGTATATAAATCATCTTTTACTATTTCTTCTCTATAAGTTTCCATAGTAATATAATTTATATAGTCTACTTCACTGCCATTATTAATTATATTTAGTAATATATACTGATTAGCTGTTAATTTATATTCAATAAGATCATTTATATTTATCTCATATAATTGTTGTTTTAATGTCATAATTTAGCTCTCTTAATTTGATTAAGCTTTTTATCTATATAGAGTTTTGCCTCATTTAAATGTTTAATCTGTTTATCTTTATCATTAGCAGAATATACTAAATGTTCAAAAGATTTAGTTAAAAATGGACAAAAACCTAACTCTATAGCAGTATTTGTAATATCTGGTACTTTTTTATTTATAATATTTATGTCTTCTTCATAAGGGTTTTTAAATTTAACTAATAATTGAGCAGAAATCTTTTTATTCTTATTTTGATTAAGCTTCATATTTTCACCTAATCTTGTATGATCTTCTACTGGTAAATAATATAAATTTTTCCTGTGTTCTGGAACCCAATCTTTACCTATATCTACTAATTGAAATACTAAGATTTTTTCTCTTAATAATTCATCTCTATATATAAGTATTGAATCATCTTTTTCATTATAACAATTAGGAATAAATTTATAAGTATTTACATCATACTTAGAATAAAAATGTTCTTTTGTAATTGCAGGATATTGCATATTAAAGTTTAATTATTTTACAACCAGCTTTTTCCATAAGTTGATTGACTTGATCTCTACTATAACTAGTTGTTATATTATGACTGTATAATTCAATAATAGTTCTATTATCACTATTAGTATAACAACCTATAATTGTTTCTACATTAATATCACTTTCTTTATACTCATAAGAAGCTTCTTGTTCTGCCTCTATATCTTCTAATTTTTCTCCTAAATTTATTCTCTTTTCAATTTGTTCTTTAGTTAAAGTATCACTAGTTCCACATTGAACTGGAATAACTATAAATGTAGGTATTAAACTCATAAATTGGGGTTTTAAATTTAATAAAAATACTCATGTAAAACAAATTATCTTACATGAGTATAAATCATTTGTAAATCTTCTATATCAGTCTGTAAATCAGTATCTAAAGCAGCTTGAAGATCTCTATCTGTAATTTCAATATTAAATTCTAGATTAATTTTCTTAGAAATTTCTTCATAACTATTTACTAATTCAGGATATTTAGTTAAAACTAACTGATACATAAGTTCTATATCTGATATAGAAGGTTTAATTTTAGTTTGTATCTGTTTCATAAATATTTTTTTTTATTTATTTCAACTTATGAATATTAATT